GGCCCCCAAGCGTGCTCGACGCAGTAAAACAGAACAACCAGCAGACCCCGCAGTGCCCGACTTTTTAGCACCGCAAGCCGACCAAGGAGAGTGACATGGCAACGTATACCGCAGGCGATCAAATCAACCGAGCGTTGCGATTGCTGGGTGTGCTTGCAGAGGGCGAAACGCCCTCGGCCTCCGTGTCGCAAGATTGCTTGATGGCACTCGATCAAATGATCGAGTCTTGGAACACCGAGCGCCTTTCTGTCTTCTCCACACAAGATCAGGTCACGCTGTGGCCTGTTGGCTCGATTAACGCCACTTTGGGACCCACGGGCACACTGACCCCTCTGGACCCCCTTCAGACCTTCTCACGCCCCATCCTGATCGATGATGCGACCTATTTCCGTGATCCCCAGACCAATGTGTCCTACGGGATCAAACTGATCAATCAGCAGCAATATGACGGCATCGCAGTTAAAACTGTGACCTCGACATATCCGCAGGTCATGTTCGTCAATATGACGTACCCCGATCTGGACATCTACATTTACCCCAAACCCACACGCTCGTTGGAGTTCCACTTCATTAGCGTGGAGCCTTTGACTCAGCCTGCAAACTTGGCAACAAATATTTTGTTTCCACCGGGTTACTTGCGTGCATTCACATACAACCTTGCGTGTGAAATTGCGCCTGAGTTTGGCATTGAACCAAGTCAACAAGTGCAACGGATTGCTATGGCATCCAAGCGCAACCTCAAGCGCATCAACAACCCAGATGATGTGATGTCAATGCCTTATGCCATTGTCGCCACTCGTCAACGCTACAACATCTACGCCGGTAACTACTGATGAAGACGCCGATCCTTGGCTCAACCTATGTGGCCCGCAGCGTGAATGCTGCGGATGCTCGTATGGTCAACCTTTTCCCAGAAGCTGTTCCCGAAGCCGGAAAGGAACCTGCGTTTTTGCAACGCGCTCCCGGTTTGCGGTTTCTTGCGACTGTGGGTAATGGTCCCATCCGTGGCGAATGGTCTTTTGGTGGGTACGGGTATGTTGTGTCAGGCATTGATCTATATCGGATCGACAGTTCTTACAACACCAAATTACTGGGTCGAGTAAGTGGTTCTGGTCCTGTCAGCATGGCTGATAACGGCACTCAGTTGTTCGTGGCATGTAACGGCCCCTCGTACATCTACAACTCAGCCAGCGAAGCATTTCAAAAAATCACTGACCCAGATTTTCCCGGTGCTGTAACCGTGGGATATTTGGATGGCTATTTTGTGTTCAACGAGCCAAACAGCCAAAAGATTTGGGTGACCTCGCTGCTCGATGGTGCATCAATTGACCCACTCGATTTCGCCAGTGCCGAAGGTTCTCCCGATGGTGTGGTCAGCATCATCGTTGACCACCGCGAAGTGTGGGTTTATGGCACAAACAGCGTCGAGGTTTGGTACGACACCGGCGCAACTGATTTCCCATTGCAACGCATCCAAGGCGCGTTCAACGAGATCGGCTGTGTTGCCCCGTACTCGGTCGCAAAGATGGACAACGGCCTGTTCTGGCTCGGTCAGGACGCCCGTGGTCAAGGCATCGTGTACCGCGCAAACGGCTACACCGGCACACGTATTTCTACTCATGCTATTGAGTGGCAGATTCAACAATACGGCAACTTGTCGGATGCAATCGGCTACACATATCAGCAAGACGGTCACAGTTTTTATGTGTTAATTTTTCCAAGCGCCAACACGACTTGGGTTTACGATGCCGCAACTCAAATGTGGCATGAGCGTGCTGGCTGGGTGAACGGTGACTTCACTCGTCATCGCAGCAATTGTCAAATGTTCTTCAACAATGAGATCATTGTTGGCGATTACGAGAATGGCAACATTTACGCATTTGACCTTGATTACTACAAAGACAACGGGTCCATTCAAAAATGGTTACGCACATGGCGTGCGCTGCCCACTGGTCAAAATAATCTGCGCCGCACGGCTCATCACAGCCTTCAAATCGACATGGAGTCGGGTGTTGGCTTGAACGGATTTTTGACCGATGAAAACGTGTATCTTGTCACCGAGGATGAGGACAAGCTGATCACCGAGAACGGTGACTATTTGATCGATGAAAACATCGTCACTGCTACGCAAGGTGTTGACCCGCAGGTCATGCTGCGTTGGTCTGACGATGGTGGTCACACATGGTCCAATGAACATTGGTCATCTGTTGGTCGAATCGGTCAATACTATCGCCGTGTCTTTTTCCGTCGCCTCGGCATGACGATGAAACTGCGCGACCGTGTGTATGAGTTGTCGATGACCGACCCAGTTAAGACGGCCATCATGGGTGCAGAACTCTTGATCACTGGCACAAATGCCTAATCCAAGCGCAACCCCTACCCCCATCACGCCACCGCGAGTGCCGTTCACGGACGCACGCACGGGGTTAATCTCGCGTGAGTGGTACATGTATTTCATCAGTCTGTTCCGTGTTGCTACTGCGGTAGTAGACGATGGGGTTGGTCCAAGTCCTGAATCATTGATTGCTTCATACGATGCTGCTTTGCGTGCAGTTAATCAAGAGTTGCAGACACTGCCTCCCGCGATTGATTATTCGCAAGACATCATCAATCTCAGGAAAGAAAAGGACTTAAATCCTTCATCTGAAACTGGTGAACTGCAAGCCGAAATCAATGACGTGCGACAGCTTGCATCGACCAACACATCGTGTGAAGTTGGTGAGTTGCAGTCGCAAATTGATAACGTGCGTCAAACTTCCGCAATCAACCCATCATGTGAAGTTGGTGAATTACAAGCGCAAATTGACAATGTGCGGCAAGAAGTGGAAGTAATTCCTCTACAACAAATTGGCACACTTGCAGCAGTGAACATTGACTCGGTTCCTTATTTGGGGTTTTCGACCCCACCTTCGTGGATTGGTTCTGCCGCTGGTCAGTTTTGGTATGACCCGACAACTGGGTCATTCAACGCGAAAATGGGCAACAACAACATCACTCAGCAAGTTGGTGAGGAATTGTTCATTTACGGCAAAGCGTCTGCCGCAATCACAGAAGGTCAACTAATTTGCAAAACGGGCACAGTTGGCGCATCGGGTGTGATTACATTTGGTCCAAGCCCAACAGGATTAATTGTCAACGATGGCATCATTGGTGTAGCAACTGAAAATATTGCCCTCAATGCTTTTGGTCGCATCACATCGTTTGGTGTGGTTCATGGTATCAATACTACGGGTGCAAGTGTTGGTGAAACTTGGGCCGATAACGATACCTTGTATTACAACCCTTCGTATGTCGGTGGATTGACGAATGTCAAACCAAGCGCACCCTATACAAAGTTTGAAGTCGGTACTGTCATCAATGCTGGCTCGGGTGGTTCTGGTTCAATTCAAGTTGATTTAATTCATGGCTCTGTGCTTGGCGGCACAGACTCGAATGTGCAATTTGGCACGCTTGCCAATGGCAACATCATTCAATACAACTCAACTTTGGGGTATTGGACAAACGTGACATTGAGTGCCGCTGGCATCGTCACATACGCCGCCCCTGTCACTTATACTGCCAACTTTAGCGTTGCCGCAACTGACACTTGGATCATCAACAACAAATCCGGGTCATCTTGCACGGCTACGCTGCCTGCGGCATCTTCGTACACCGGGCGCATTTTGCGATTCCAAAATTATCAGGCTCAGACTTTGATCTCGGCCTCATCAAACGTGGTCCCTCTTGTCGGGGGCGCGGCTGGCACGGCAATTCTTGCCGCTGTGGCTGGAGATACGGCAACTCTTGTGTCTGACGGCTCAAACTGGATAATGACGCAATACACCCCCAACAATGTCTTACTTTTGGAGTAAACCATGACAGTGACTGTTAAAACCCTTGTGCCTGCAAAGATCGTGGAGGCCGCGCAAACCACTCAGTACACCGCGACTGGGGTGACCACCATCATCGATAAATTTACCGCTACGAATTACAGCGCCGCTGCTGCAACGATTTCGGTAAACCTTGTCACAAACTCGGGTTCCGCTGGCAACCTGAACTTGATCACCAAGACAAAAACTTTACAGCCTTCCGAGGTCTATACTTTCCCCGAATTGGTTGGACAAGTGTTGAGTCCGGGCGACTTCATCTCTACAATCGCAGGTACTGCAACATCCATCAACATGCGCGTAAGCGGACGTGAGGTGACCTAATGAGTTTATGGACCGATATTCGAGATACCGCTGAGTCAGCGGGAGTAGTCGCAGGCAACTATGTGTTGCCCGGATCATCCTTGGTCACCTCAAAATTGGTCAGTCAAGGCTCCCAAGATCAATTAAATTCCGGCCTCGGTCAAATTGCTCAATTGGCTTCTGGTGGCGCGGGTGCATACGAGGGCAACCTTGCCAACTACGGCACTGCTTACGATAAAGCCTCGGCATTGGTGGGTGGTGGTGAAACCATGACTGGTCAACAGGCCGTTGATGCGTTCAACGCTGGCAAAATTAGCCCTGCTGAATTTGAAGCGTTGGCAAGCGGCGCAGGTACGACAGGTCAAGGTCTATTGTCGGGTGCGGGTTTGGGTGCAACCATTTCCAAATTTGCCGTCCCTGCTGCGATTTTCGGTAGTTCGCTCATTGGCGCAAACGCCGCCAAGAGTGCCGCAGCTACACAGGCTCAAGCTGCTGCCGAAGCCAATCGGGTCGCATACCAAATCTACCAAGAGCAAAAGGGCTTACAAGAGCCTTATCGCGCTGCCGGTCTTACTGGTCAAAACAAGCTGCTGGAACTCATGGGTTTAGGTGGAAATGCAAACGCTGCCGACTATGGTAAGTACGCCAAAGATTTCAGCATGTCGGATTTCACCGCTGATCCCGGCTATGCGTTCCGTTTGTCAGAAGGTCAAAAAGCGTTGGAGCGCAGTGCCGCTGCTCGTGGTGGCTTGTTGTCCGGTGGTACAGGCAAAGCCCTGACCCGCTTTGGTCAAGATTACGCATCGAATGAGTACACCAACGCATTCAATCGCTATCAGACAAACCGTGCGAATCAATTGGCTCCATTGGGCAGCTTGATGACAAGTGGTCAAAACGCTGCCGCGAACACTGGTTCGGCTGCTGGTACTTACGGTGCAACCGCTGGTTCCAACATCACGGGTGCTGGTGCTGCTACGGCTGCGGGTCAGGTGGGAACAGCGAATGCGTTTAACACTGGGCTTGGTACATATTTGAACTATTCAGCCAATCAAGATTTGGCAAATGCGCTGCGTCGTTCATCGTACAACACGCCCGCAGCATAAGGATTACACATGGCTCTCGATCCAAATATTGCTTTAGGTGTTCGTGGCATTGAAGTGCCGAATCCATTGAACCAACTGGCTCAAGTTTCGCAAATTCAAAATGCTCAAAACCAAAACTCGTTGGCTCAATACCAACTTGGTAAAGCGCAGCGTGAAGATGTAACTGCGAACGCCCTTGATGCGCTGTACGCAAAACACTTCGACACTCAAACTGGAACAGTAAACAAAAACGCATTGTTTGCTGATCTTGCTGCTCAAAAATTGGGCAGTCAAATTCCTAAGTTGCAAGCCTCGATGGCTGAGACCGAAGGAAAACTTGCGACTGCGAATAAAACCAAAGCTGAAGCTGCGATCAAACAAACCGAGTTGTTCAAAAATGACTTGGTGAACGTAAATAATCCTCAAGATGCTGCTGTTTGGTTGGCTTCGCAATACAAAGACCCTGTGCTTGGTAGCGTGGTAAGTCGTGTTCCTTTGGAAAAAGCGCTTGCTCAAATTCCTCAAGACGCTCAAGGTTTCAATCAATGGAAACAGAAAAACGCTTTGGGCATGGACAAATACATCGAGCGAACCACTGTGACCGAAGCAGATCGTCAGCGCATCGCGCAAGAAGGTCAACGCATTGGCTTGGAAGGCCGTCGAGTGGCCGTCATGGAAGACGAAAACAAACGCGCTAAAGACCCAGTGTTCCAACAGCAAATGGCTGCGGCTAAAGCCACGGGCGAGGCAATCGCCAAAGGCAATGTGGCTGCACAACAAGCATTGCCCGGCGTGATCTCAAATGCTCAAGATGCTGTGAATTTGATTGATCAAATGGTCGGCAAGCAAGAAGTGCGCGATGCCAAAACAGGCAAAGTGATTCAAGCTGCTGGCGCACCGCACCCCGGCTTTGAAAACACCGTGGGTGCAACTTGGAAACCCGGTTTCCGATTTATCCCCGGAACAGACGCTGCCGACTTTCAATCTCTGTTCGATCAAGTCAAGGGTGCTGCGTTTTTGGAAGCATTTAACGTGCTCAAGGGTGCTGGCGCGATTAGTGAAAAAGAAGGCGAAAAAGCAACCGCTGCTCGCACTCGCATGTCCACCGCGCAAAGCGAAACTGAATTTGTCAAAGCTGCCCGTGAGTATCAAGATGTGATTCGCAGAGGTGTTGAAGTCATGCAGAAGAAAGCTGGTCCTGCTGGCGGCGGTTCTGTGGACACTAACAACCCATTGTTGAAATAAGGAGGCGTCATGGCCGATTTAGCCGCGATCCTCACCGACCAAAACTTCGTCAACGCCAATGCTGCGACGAAGCAAGCGATTTTTGACAAGTGGGCACCTCAAGACCCAAACTTTGCAAATGCCAATCCTGCGACTCAGCAGGCCATCATGCAAAAGTTTGGTATTGCCTCCGCGCAACCTCAGTTGCCCGAGTCGCTGCGTCCGTCACTCGCTCAAGCCACGCCACAACAAGTGCAGCAAGCCGATGTCGTGGCAGGTAATCGCAAAGAACTGAGTACGGGACAAAAGATTTACCAAGCCGTTCGTCCATACGCCGCTCCACTTGTTGAGGCAGGTGGCGCGATTGGTGGTGGTCTGCTTGGCGCAACCGCTGGCACATTTGGTGCTGGTCCCGTGGGCACAGCCGCTGGTGGTGTTGCTGGCGCTGGTTTGGGTTATGGCATCGCCAAAGAAGCCATTGAGGCTGCTGATGTGGCCGCAGGTATGAAAGCCCCACGCCAAGGCGCTGCACAAGTCGTAGAGCCTGTTCGTAACATTCTTGAGGGTGCGACCTTTGAGGCGGGTGGTCGCGTTGCTGGTCCCTTGATTGCCAAGGGCGTGGGTGCATTGGCCGACTTGAAAAACATTCCCAAAAACAAGGCTGCGGACATCGCACGAAATGCTCTTGGCCCCGATCTGCCCGAAGTGCTTAATGCGCTCAAGGCGGCACAGGGTGAAGGTGTCAGCGCAGCACAAGCCACCGCAAACATCAACAGCCCCACATGGCAAGCGTTGCTGGACCGTGTGTCCAAACGCGATCCACGGTTCCTTGCAGCCCTTGAAAAGTCTCAAGGTGAGGTATCTCTCAATGCGCTGGCTAAATTGGCCGGTGGCGCAACTGCTGCTGAAACCCGTGGCACTGTCGAGAACGCCAAAAACGCTCTCAATGCAATGACCGGTCCGCAGCGTGATGCTGCTTTGAACCGTGCAAACTTGGGCAAAGCCGTGGCTGACTACGAGGCACAGGCTGGTAAATTGAGCACAGAAGCCGCCGCTGAAGTGCAAAAGGTTCGCGATCTCATCAGCGCAGGCAAAGCTGCCGATGCGTGGGCACGACTCGACTTAATCAAACGCAACCTGCCAGTTGGCGCAACCAAGTACACCTATTTTGGGGAACTGGGTAAACAAGCCGACGAATGGGCAACACAAGCCGCCAATGCTTCACTCGATCTGGGTCAAGGCGCACGATTTGCCCAAGGCGCTGCCGATGCGTTGCGTTCTGTCGGCATCAAGCCACTGGAAGGTGAATCTTTGGTTCGTAGCGTTAAGGCTATTGGTAATAACCCTGAGTTTGCTGGCAACGACATTGTTCAGGGCGCACTCAAAAATGTCGCTGACGACATTACAAAATGGACCAGCAGCGGTGGTGTCATCGATGCCAAGGCGTTGGATGCCATTCGCAAGAATTCGGTCAACGCTGCAATTCAACAGCTTCGCCCCGGCATGGATGCCACCGCCCAGCGCAATCTGGCCGCTGGTGTGCTTAACGACATCAAGCCTGTACTCATCGATGCCATCGAGGGTGCTGGGGGTGCGGGCTATCGTGAGTATCTGGCCGACTACACCAAGGGTATGCAGAAAATTGCCGAGCGCAAATTGTCTGGCGAAGCCTTGAAAATGTGGAAAACCAACAAAGACGAGTTTGTGCGTTTGGTTACCAATGAAGCCCCTGAGACCGTTGAAAAGTTTCTCGGCAAAGGTAACTACAACATTGCGTCCGAGTTGGCTGACAGCACCATGTCTACGCTTAAAACTGAAGCAGAAAAAGTTGTGCGTGATGCCAACATCAAGTCGCAAGTTTCAGGCGGTCAAGATGCGTTGAAACAGTTGCTGTTGGAAAACATGTCCAAGCTGCGCGTGCCCTCATATCTGAGCGCCGTGGCTGCAACGACCAACAAGGCTTTGAACATCTTGGAAAACAAGATTGGCGCAAAGACCATGCAAGCGTTGACAGAAGCATCCAAAACTCCCGAAGGTGCTGCGGCACTGCTGGAAACTTTGCCTGCGACAGAACGCAGTCGTGTGCTTGGGTTGATTACCGATCCAAGCAAATGGTCTTCTGGCGCAAAGGCCGCAGTAACAGGTGGTGTAACTGCTGGTGTCAATGCACTTGCTCCTGATCGATACAATACCAACGCATTTGCAAACCAGCCAGTGCGCGTAATTGAACTTAACAATATGGCTCCGGGAAAACCATGAACGCACCTGAAATTGATCCAGTGAAATACGGAGTCTTGTGGCAAAAAGTGCAGGACTATGAACGTCGCTTTGACCAAATGGAAACCAAGATGGACAAGATGGAAGACCAACTTGAACATCTGGTTGCGCTTGCCAATCAGGGTCGCGGCGGGTTCTGGGCAGGCATGGCCTTTGTGTCATTTATTTCCAGTGCCATTGGGTTTGGACTTAGCTGGATCAGAGGTCATTGATGCCCAGTCTTGGTCCACGCTCTGTGATGCGGCTTAAAGGTGTTCACCCTGATTTGATCAAGGTGGTCCAACATGCCATTGAGATCAGCGAAGTGGACTTCACGGTGCTTGAGGGTCTTCGGACTATTGAGCGTCAGCGAGAACTCGTCAAGGCTGGTGCAAGTCAAACGTTGAAATCGCGCCACTTGACAGGTCATGCTGTCGATCTGGGCGCATGGGTTGACAACCAAGTCGATTGGTCTTGGCCGCTGTACTCCAAGATTGCCACTGCCATGAAAGCGGCTGCGGCAGAATGCAATGTTCCTATCGAGTGGGGCGGGGACTGGAAGCAATTTAAAGACGGCCCCCATTTTCAACTACCTTGGAAGAACTACCCATGAATGACGCAATCGTTTCCGCAATCGTTCGCCACCTGCTGACCTCTGTTGGTGGTGGTTTTTTGATGTCCTTTGGGATCACAGGCACAACGCTTGACGCAGTCGTTGGCGCTGTGTCCACATTGGCAGGTGTTGCTTGGTCGTTATATGACAAAAAGCAAAAACAAGCTGCCCAGCAGCCAGCAGAATAAAACTGCCAACATGCATTTGGCCGCAGGGCGCAAATACTTGCGCCACTGTGAGCCATGACATCCATAGCAGCGCGGATAACTCCAGCCAACACGCGCCACACGATTAGGGCAGTCACGCCCCTGATTGCAATTCCCCTCACAACATTTCATGTTTAATCCTCGGTAAATTGGTTGCTTCCTTGTGACGCATCTTGGTGTCAATAAACTGAAGCGCCCGTTCCATGTCTTTGATGGTGATCACGTCCATCTGGGCATCATGCAGTTCCATCAATCGATTGAGCGCCTGAATCTCAGGACCAGTAGGCGTAAATCGTTTGTGTTCAACAGCGCGATACACGATTTTCAAAATAGCCTCACGGCCGTCAATCGCAACGTCTTTGTAGTCCTCACCAAAACCTAGTTGGTAAAGCGCCTCGGTGACATTGCTCATGGCGACCAAAAGGTCCAGATCATCGTGAGTCGCGTTGCCGCGCAGCAGTGCGACCATTGCTTCACTATTTTTGATCTTGAGATCAATCAAATAGCTATCGTGAAAGGTCACCGGCTTGAGTGATTCAATGACATAGCCGACTGGGTTTACCAATGTCGGCTTTGGTCTGTACTTGCTGCGCTTTCTCATTTGAACTTCAACACATTGAATGCTGGTTCCTCGATGACCTTTTCCGGTGGTGGCGGGGTCATGCTTTCGCTAGGTGGTGCCCATCCGTATTTGCGCCATGTGGCCTGCACATCAGCACCGCTGGTCCACACAAAGCGTGGATCGTTGACGCCGATGTAGGGCAGCGTAAGTTTTGTGCCGTGGGGTGGTATCCATTTGTTTTTCATTTCAGACTCCTTTTTGTTGACGATATTGTTTGACTGCGTTGCGTAGCCCCGCCTGCGTGGTGGCTTTTTCATCAAGTGCCAATGCTTGCGCTTGATCCAGTGTGTCTTGCATCAAGATGCGATGACAGATCACAGGCACGCCCTGACCTTGGCGGCGCACACGGGCGTTGAACTGCTCGTACAAGTCCAACGACCAGTTGAGGCCGTACCACACCAAAATGTGACCGTTCTTTTGCAAACCATCGATGCCGTGACCCATTGATGCCGGGTGGCCGATCATCAGAGAACAGTCGCCA